TTTTTGTCATTATCTTCTCCCGTCTGGTTGAGCATCCATTCTAAAACTACCATAACGCCATGTTTCACCTGCAGCATCGTTTTCTATTTTTAAAGATAGTAGTCTTCCTCTCGCTCTAGTGTCAACTTTATCAGTGGTAGAAGTTATTGTAAAGGGACCTAAAGGTGAGCTTGATTGAGCATCTGAAGGGTAGTCCGATATAAATAAAGTTACTTTAGAATTACCCACTAAAAATTTATAGTCTGGCATAAATCTTTTCATTGACATAAATATTTCACCATCATCAATATCAAAATCTCCAGATCTTATAAATGCATCAATAGAAGTTGTACCTGAGCTATTAACTTGATCTGTTCCTACTTCATGAGCATAGTAAATACTGGCTCCATATAAATTCGTAATTCCTAATATATCTGGAAACACTGGAGTAGCCGTAGCTTCATAATCAGTTGCGTAAGGTTTTTCAAAGACACCTTGATCCGCATAAGTAGTTCTATCTAAAGATGAAGTAGTCCAAACATTTTCTTGATAGTTATAGGTTACACATCTATCTACTTGAGTAGATCCTGATTTAGGATAAAACCAATTTACTTCAGTATATAAAGAATTAGGTGAAGAAAAAATTACATCAGATGAACTAAAGTTAAGACCTAAATTTCCATTTTGTGTTGTAAATACAAAATCTTCTACTAAACAAGGGAGAGCTTTTACAGTACCGTCATACATAAAAAATCCGCCTTCATTAGACATCCAATAAACTGCTCCGTTAACATAAGAAGCTGCGTGTTGACCTATACATCCACAGTTAGTACCAACTTGTCTAACACTAAAAGTAAAAGGTGGGCCTACAAATTGAATTACATAAGCTGCAAGATCTGTTAATACAAATACATAATCTTTACCTTGAAGAGCGGCTCTAATTTCATTACCCGTATCAAGTCTAAATGTTCCTGCAGTATTTGTGGCAGTAGGTAAATAAGTATTTAAATTTTCTTGGTTTGAGAATCTTACAAACATAGGATCTTGTGTCGAAGCACTGCCAATAGTTGTTTCTGTTCCAAAATGAAATAAATGTCTGTCTCGATCAGACACTAATGTAAATCTGCTTGTATTTGGATTACTCGTTGTTACGAAACCTGATGTAGATTGTGATGCTCGAATAGTTCGAGCTCCGGATGCTCCAGCATCCCAAGTAAATGTTTTACCATTAAATATAGTTGCAACTAAAACTTGACCAAAATTATCAAGACTCCAATTACCTGGATCTAAAATTACATTACTTACTGTTCTTTCAGTTCCCCACGTAGAGTCTCCCCATAAATAAGTTCCCCAACCATAACCTATGGTTTGAAAAGTTGGCCCTACTTCAACATAAGGATTAACAGTTGCAGCACCTACTGCAGTCATACCTGAGCCTCCTTCATTTCTAGAAGCTAGTATAGTAAATTTATCTATATCTGGAGTTGTTTGTATTTCATAAACTTTTTCTAATTCTGATGCTGTGTAGTCTGAGGCACCTGTAACGGTCACACCAGATAATGTTACATATCTTCCTTTAGCTAAACCATGAGATCCTTTATTGATAGTCACAGTATTTGAACCATTAACAGTTGTTATAGTGCATCCTGTAATCGCTGTATCTAACGGCGTAATGTCATAAAAATCATTACCGTAATACACAAACAAACCTTGAGAAGTTCCAATTGCAGCATAACGTTCTCCTGCTAATGAAGTCCAAGTTAACTGCGCTCTAGCTGCGCCAGGTAATGTTTTAGATGCAGCAGTTAATTGTTCCCATCCACCTATTTTTTCAGGTGCAGTATATCTAAAACGTACAAAATCACCATCTACCCACTGTCCCGGTAGAGCTGAAGGTACACTTTGTTTATTAAAACCAGGTGCAAAATCTACTTTTTTTAAGGCCATAATTGTGTTATATAGTAATTTTTAAAAGAATGAAAGTCACAATATAATGAGATTATCTTATTCAATACCGAATAAATTATGGTGGATCCATGATTTTTTAGATCAAGAAAATTACAAAGGTATCCACAATGCTATTTTTAAAGAACGTGGAAAAATAAATTTACATTCTGTTGAAAAAGAATGGAACAAGACACTATACAATAACATTAAAACTATGCCTGAAAGAGTAGGAGTATCTGACTATCCTCCTTTTGAAACGTTAAAAAATTTAATTAGAAAAAATGATATTTTTACATTACCTGCAGGTATGGACATGAATACTAATATTCATTATTTAAAAAAAGACTCCGGTATAAATTGGCATAATGATGGAGGAGCAACTTACGGAGCTACCTGGTATTTAAACAGAAGATGGCATCCACAATGGGGAGGAGAGTTTATGTTTAAAGATTCAGCTGGTCACGGCTTTATACCTCCAACTGGAAATAGTTTGATTCTGGTTAAGTCACCCTTTGAGCATAAAGTTAATACTGTTTTAAGTCCTTTAATTCCTAGAATTACTGTACAATTATTTATGAAAGCATCAACATCATGAATTATTTAGAAGCAATTGTTGAATTAAAAAATATAATAGACCCCAACTTTATTAAAAGAATAATATCTTTAATAGATAAAAAAGCTAAAAATCCTTTACCTATTTCTAACGAAGTAGATAACGAAATTAGAAATGTAAAAGGTTACTCTTTAAATTTTGATACTCCTACAAATCTTTTTTATTGGAACTATATAAAGACAGAAATAGAAAGACTTTTTGTTTTTTATAAAAGTAAGTTTCCCATGATAAATGCTACAAAAATACATCAAATAGATTTATTAAAATATAATTCTGGTGGTAAATACAACATACACATAGACTATGCTCGTGAGTTACCTAGAAATCTTAGTATTATTCTTAATCTAAACAATGACTATGAAGGTGGAGAACTATCTTTTACTGATCAAACAGGTAAAGAAATTAAATCATTAAAACTTGGTAAAGGATCTGTTGTATTTTTTCCTAGTAATTTTTTATATCCTCATTTAATTAAACCTATTAAGAAAGGTAAAAGGTATAGTATAGCAGCATGGCTACAGTAAAATTTAAATTAATTAAAAATTTTTTTTCAAAAGATGAATTAAAAATGCTTCAAAAGTATTGTTATAACAGATTAGACTTTAACAACTACAAAGGAGATAAACAAACTGACTCTCCTTCTTTTTATTATGATCCTATGATGATGGGATTGTTAGATATAAAATTACCTTTAGTAGAAAAAGAATCTGGTTTAAAATTGTTTCCTACATTTTCATATTGGAGATATTATGTTTTTGGAGGCAAACTAGCTAAACATATTGATAGACCTTCTTGTGAAGTATCTGTAACAGCTTGTATTAAAAAATATGATAACTGGCCTATTGTAATAGAAGGACAAACATATGAATTAGAAGAAGGAGAAGGATTATTGTATGCGGGGTGTGTTCAAGATCATTGGCGTCCAGGTACATATAAAGGAGAAGGAATGGCACAAATGTTTGTACACTATGTAGATCAAAATGGTCCTTTTACTCATCACGCTTATGATAAATTTTTAAAAAGTGTTAACTATAAAACAGGTGCTGAAACAAAAGATGGAGAAATAATAAAAAAAGAAAGATTAAAATGGAAACAAAAAAATTAATAAATAAAGATGCTTTTGATATTTTATATGAAGAAGCAACTAAAGAATCTGCAGATTATATAAAAAAATATATTTCTGAAGTTATAATTACAGATGGCGGTTGGTGGAATGTAGCTCTTTCTAAAATAGAAGTAGAAGGATTATGCATGGAACTAGGAGTATACGAAGGAACAAGTATTAATTTTTTTTCTAAAAATAAACCTAAAAAAACTTGGTATGGTTTTGATAGTTTTCTAGGGTTTCAAGAAGATTGGAAAGGAGGATATTTTTCAAAAGGAGATTTTTCTTTAAAAGGAAAACTACCTTTGGTTAATAACAATGTAGAATTAATTAAAGGGTATTTCAAAGATACTCTTCCAGGTTTTTTTAAAGGAATGGATAAATTTACTATACTAGGTTCTAGATATGAAATACAAAATATTTCTTTCTTACATGTTGATTGTGATACTTATGAATCTACAATAGAAGCTCTTAATATAATAGGTCCAGAAAGATTCGTTCCTGGCACAAGAATTTTATTTGATGAATATATTAGTTATATAGGTTGGAGATGTGGTGAATTTAAAGCTTGGCAAGAGTTTGTAAAAAATAATAATTTAAAGTATAAATATGAACTATTTGGTTTGAGACAGGCATTAGTTAAAATAATATAAGGAGAAAATTAGAATGGAAAAAAAAGTAGATATAAACAATTTTATTGGAGTTTATGATAATTTTATTATGCCTGAAGAATGTAATAAAGCTATTCAGTTATACGAAGATCAAGATAAATTTAATAAAACAGTAAGTAGAATTGGTTCACAAAACAAACCAACAACTGAAATGCAAGATCAAGCATATTTTGCAAACCAAAGTAATATAGATGTTTGGTGGGAAGAATTAAAACCAATAATGTTTAATTTTGACATTGCTTTTAAGCTTTATCTAAAAACTACAGGTGCTGAAGATGTTTTTGGAGTTCCCTCTTTTCACTATACAAATTTAAAAATACAAAAAACATTACCTACTGAAGGCTATCACGTTTGGCACATTGAACATGGCCCGGGTTATCATAATGAACCAAGAGCATTTGTTTTTTCTATATATTTAAATGACGTAGAGGAAGGAGGAGAAACAGAATTTTTACATTTTTCAAAAAGAGTAAAACCTAAAACAGGTAGAATAGTTATTTGGCCATCATCTTTTCCATATCTTCATAGAGGAAATCCACCTTTATCAGGTAAAAAATACATAATAACTTCTTGGATGATGTTAAGATAAATGAGGCAAATAAATAAAAGAATTATTGTTGAAGATAATTTTTTTGATAAAAAAACATTAAATTCAATTCATTATGAATTAATGACAAATAATTTTACCAATAGAATGGCTGATTATGGCAATGTTTATGGTAGAGAATATTTTCAAGTTAAATTAAATCCAACTCATCACATAGCTCAATTAACTATGAAAAATTTAAGAAAGTTGTTTAATTTAAAATGCACTGACATAAATTCTCAGTATGTATTAACAACAAAACACTCTGAAGCAAAACCTCATTGTGATTTTCTTTATGAATTTAATTGCTTAGTTTATTTAAAAGGAAATTCTATAATTAACAATGGAACTGGTTTTTATGATAAAATTAATAATAACTATCAATTAAATACGCATATAGGTTTTAAAGAAAATAGAGCAATTATATTTGATCCTCTTGTATATCATTCATCTCTTCAATGGAATGAAGATGCTGGACCTAGATATGCTATGTTAAATTTTGTTAATCTTATTAAGAAGAATAAGAAGTAGGTCTTGCACCTTTTCTAGCTATTTGATCGGATTCACTTTCAGTAGAAGCAACTGTTCCATCATCATTATATGTAGTAATAACATCTGCATCCCAATTAGCTTGTAATTGTGCTAAATGAGCTACGTCCCATCTATTTGAAAACTGACTAATGTCTCCAATGTTTGCCGCAGCATATGATGAGTGAGGTGTGCTATCTCTGTATTCTACTTCATCAGAAGTATTAGAAGCGCCATATTGAATAGCCCAAAGATTTGAAAATTCTCCTTGGTTCCAAAAAGAATCATCAGAAATAACATATCCAATTCCTTCCGAAGCACCTTCAGCATGATTTTTAATTATCATTTTGTCATCAAATACTATCGTCCAATTTCCTTTGCTTGCCATTTTTTCTCCTAAGTTTTTATAATATAAAGAATTGTTAAATAAGGTTGTAAGACTGAACCATTACCACTACCCGCACTACCAGAAAAAGTTGCGCTCATGTTGTGAGAGTGACCACTACCACTTCCGGCACTACCAGTATTACTATTTTGTGTAACTGAAATTTGGGGATAAGAAGGAGCAGATCCACCTCCACCAGCACCTCCTGGGTGGCTGTGAGATGCAAGTTGTGCAGTTGATAAAGTAGCATTAGCAGTTGAACCTCCAACGTTTCCAGCAGGAGTAAATCCTATGTTTACAGTATTAGCTCCACCTGTTGATGCTAAAGCTTTGTTGTTAGATTTACCGACAGCTACATTATCTGTTAAATTTGGTACGTTAAAAGTTGATGCGCCATCTCCAGATCCATAAGTTGTAGATACGATTGCAAATAAAGCAGAGTAAGTTGATCTTGAAACTGCTTGACCATTACATTCTAAAAAACCTGTTGGCACTGAAGCAGAAGACCACGGCACAATAGTTGCTGTAGGAATTCCTTCGATACCTGTAAGGTTTGCTCCAGAAAAATCGTATTTTGTTGCTTCGTAATTTGACATATTATTTCTCCG